GTACAAAATGATTCTTTTGTAATAAATTATATAAACAAAGTGACTGCTACCGATCCCACACCTGAACTAGTTGTAGAAAAAACAAGTAGCTGATATTTTAAATTTAAAGGTTTTTTAAATTAACTGAGCCGAAGATAAATACACTATCTCCAAGGATAGTGTAAATGACTGCGTTTAGCAAGCAATTTGAATTTATAATACGACCCACTTCTACCACAACAAACACTGCAACAAGTGTTTCTATACCGTCTTCTGCGTTTGCAGCAGACGGTTCTTCCGTTTTTAAATCAATGCCACAAAAGGGTGATGGTTACTATGGATCTAGCGATGGGTTGCACACGGTAACTTACACTGTCACACCAAATTTCGTTGGTACACTTACAACACAAGCAACATTAGTATCTGCTCCATCAGAATCTGACTGGTTTAATGTTGTAAATACAACTGTGACATACGATAATCTAGTAAATCCAGTTGCAACCACCACCACAAATTATTTCAACTTCACTGGTAATTTTATTTGGTGTCGTTCTGTCGTTCAACGTGCTGTACAACAATTAAATGGTGCAGTCATGTTCATAAATTATAATCACTGAGGATCAACATGAAAACTATACGCGAATTTATTGATTTAGTTGATGATCTTAATGATTCAATACATGTTGAAATTGATGATAATTTTGATATTGAACTTGAGGATCTAATTATAGAAACCACTGTGGTCGGATTCACTGATGATGGCATAGTAATTGAGGGCGATGATGATATGTTAAGAATATTGCAAGATAATTCTTACAATATAGAATCCTTATCAGAAGCCAAATACCAAGGCAGGGAAGTTCAACTAGGAAAACCAATGTCTGGTGATGTTAAAAAAAGTAAGGTGTATGTTCGTGGACCAAAGGGTAATGTAGTTAAGGTAAACTTTGGTGACAAGAAAATGAGAATAAAGAAATCAAACCCAGCAAGACGAAAGAGTTTTAGGGCCAGACATAAATGTCAAACCCCAGGGCCACGTTGGAAAGCTAAGTATTGGAGTTGCCGTGCTTGGTAATAGGAATAAAAAATGAAATTATACGAGTTTTTCAGCCAACAGCCATTTGCTTCGCCAGACGCCCCAAAAGAAGAGGGATATGACGTTGATCCACAGGAAAAAAAAGAACGGCTAGAAGATGACCTTTACTGGCACATCATTGATGATGATTATTTACACAAGAAGCACTTCATGCCTATTGCTAGGGAAATAAAACACAAAATGAAATCTGAAAAATATGATCACGCAGAATATATACCACGGTGGATGCCAATGGTTAAGGATGCATGTAAATATTTCTATAAAGTAAAAGAAATGCATGGCGATGTAACAGAGATTTTTGATAAGAATCTAAGAATACGCCTATGCAAGAGATTAGCCAAGCAGTTTCAAGAAGATATCAAAACAGACTCTTACAAGTTGGGGATATAATATGAATCTCACTGATATATTGAACAGGTCTACACCGGCTAATGAAAGCAAAGTGAATCACAATAATACTAGCATAAAAGATCCAGAAATATTAAGTATTATAAAATATGCAAAGAATCAATACCCCGGAAGTCACTCAGATGAAGAGGCGTTAGACAAGTTTATTATACATAGTCTTAAACATGCTGAAAAGACCGACAGCCGTCAAGATTCCACGCTAAACAATCAGGATTCACATATAGATAAGCTATCTGCCGAAATAGATAACCTACAAGCGATGATCTATTCAATCAAGAATAGATCGGCTACGGAAAATGTAAAAAATACAAAAGAAAGCTCTTGCTGGAAAAATTATAAGAGAGTTGGTGTAAAAAAGAAAAATGGAAAGACTGTACCAAATTGTGTTCCAGTTGGAGAAGACATTCAGCGTCAAATGAGTTCTTTTATCAGATTGCTTGAATCAAAAAATACACGAAAGTAATATGTTAGGAATTTTAATATGAGAGCTATAGAATTTATCAACGAGGCAAAGCCACGAGGTAAAATGCCGAAAGGGTTATCAGATGCTGGACAAGGGGCTACTCGTCTCAGGGACGTTGGTGGTTATGATCGTGCATATCACCTAAACAGAATTTGGATGGCTACTGCCATGGCAGATGGGTCTAGCAAAAACCCAGTAGATATGGATAGCGCAAGTTTCATAGAAAAATATAATGTGGCATTTCCATACACAGATGTAGAGCATATGATGGTTTTACAAGCAATGGCAACAATTCCAACGGATAGCAAAGAATTAGCCAAGAGAAGTAAAAGCCAAGAACCATCTGACACTAATGCAGTAAGCCCAACCCCAGCACGTGAAAAACTAAGGAAATAAAAAATGAGAATGTCAGAATTGTTTGAGAATGATGATAAAAAATTAGCGGCTTTTCATAAATCATTGGGTAACGCTATCAAAGGCAGAATATCACAGATGCATGCAGATATGGCTATTCAACAAGCCAAAAATCCAGATCAATGGCGATTTAAAAAGGGCGATCAGGTATATTCCAAAAGTACTGGAAATATATACACCATCACCAATTTATACTATGATAGCAAACGAAATCGTGCCATGTACTTTTACAGTACAGATAATGGAGAAGGACGCGGATCACTTATTGCCGATCTAGCTAATAAATCTCTTATTAAACTAAATGACAATAAAATGAAAGAAAATGAAAGCTTGCAAAATGCAGCAGAAACATTTTACAAAAATCCAGATGGTTCAATAAGGGTGGTGGATCATAAAAAAGCAAAAGAACTTAATGTAGATGATACGTTTGAATATGGATTTTTTGGTACTAAAAAAGGTACTGGAACTGTTGTTAAATTAGAAGGATTGCCCGGCAAAGAATATATAATAGGTAAAACTATGGATGGTAAAATAGGTAAGTTCCCTTACCATGGTCCCCTACCAAAAAATGGTTACTATATAAAAAAGATTAATAATAAATCTAGTCAAAACACAGTAAATGAAGTATCTACGCCTCAGGAACAATTAGATGAGTATGAAAGATTTGTAGAATATGCGACAGAAAAATTAGCTAAAGCTTCAAGCAGTCATTTATTAGATATGGCAAAAAAGTTAAGTAACATAGAAAAAAATAGCAAATTCACTGACACTTTAGAACTTATGAAATACGCTACTCATAGCTATAACGAAGGATTAACTCCTATTGTACATAAAATTTATGCAGATGAAATGCAAAAAAGAGGATTTAACGAACCAAACGTTAGCAAACCAGACTCTCTTACGAGTGTAAGAATAGGTAATAGTGATGCCGTTAGAATAACAGGACCTGAGGCTTGGTGGGAAAGAGAAATATCTAAATGGGGTGGTAAGCGCGGAAGAGAAATTGCTTATGATTTAAAAGATGCTGGATATGTTAAAAATCTCAAAGAATTTTTATATATGCTGGCATTGGTCAAGACTATGCCAGAGTTAAAACAAGAAGTTAGTGATTCAGGTATCAGTATAGGATCATTAGAAGAATATATGTTCTATGCTAAACAACTTAAAAATCAAGGTCTAATTGGAAATCAAGAATATCTAGATTCTCACTTTAATGATGAAAAATTAAAACAAAGATTGTCCCTACGCGGCGTGAAGGAAGATGCAACAGCTGGCGCTACTAGCTCTGCAAGTATTGCTACCGTAGTAAATCCAGGAATGACCAATAAGGGCAAGGAAACTGCGGCTGGAAAACCCGGTAAAATGGCTAAGAAGAGACCAAAGCAAATGTCACCAAAAAAACAAAGCCCATCAGACAATGCTTTGGATAGTAATGCTGGGCTAATGACTGGAACTCCAATAAAACGATAAATAAATTTCGTTTTATATTTTTGTATTGTTGCACCCTGGTTGAATCTATGATATACTATCTAACCTAAGGAGAAATGTTATGGCCGGAAAAGTATTTGGCGCACCCGAACAAGCAAAAATTAAACAAATTGTTTCAGAAGGAATGACCGTTCTACAAGAGATTGATGCTCTTCAAGAAGGTCTTAACGAGACAATCAAAGCTGTTGCGGAAGAACTGGGAGTAAAACCTTCAGTTATCAAGAAAGCAATCAAGATTTCACAGAAAGATCGGTGGGATCAAGTATGGCGAGAATTTGATGACCTGGAAACTATTGTTGATATTGGTGGACAGTCTCATCGCCGTGATGAGGAGTGATTTCCTCAACAAAATTGCATCAAACATTGATGCAACATATCAATGGGCCAAGAACGATTATACATCTTGGCCCCTAAGATTTATACTAGAAGTAATTGCATGGGCGCTTAGCATAGGCGCTGCATTAACCATGGCAATAACTGTACCAAACCCCCCATTACTGATACTGTACCCAATGTGGATAACTGGATGTGCCATCTATGCATGGACAGCATGGACAAGAAATAGCGTGGGCATGTTAGCAAACTACATACTATTGGTAAGCATTGATTTAGTAGCTCTATTAAAAATTATACTGATCTAGGAGAAAACATTTGTCTTATGTAGATGCAATGTGGAACAAAGATAGCGATACGATTTATGTCGTAGAAAGACATCCACAAAAAGGAAGATTGTATCAGCAATATCCTGCAAAATATTTATTTTATTACCCAGATAGCAAGGGGAAATTTCGTAGCATTTACGATAAACCACTTAGTCGGGTATTGTGTAAAACGTATAAGGAATTTCAGAAAGAACAACGCATCCATAGTAGTCACAAATTACTAGAGAGCGATGTGAATCCAGTATTTCGTTGTCTTGAAGATAACTACCTGGGCAATGATTCACCAACTTTAAATACAGGGTTCTTTGATATTGAAGTTGACTTTTCGCCTGAACTTGGCTACGCCAGTCCAGAAGATGCATTTATGCCAATTACTGCAATCGCAGTGCATTTACAATGGATGGATACCATGGTGTGTTTTGCTGTACCGCCAAAATCGTTGACTATTGAACGTGCACGAGAATTGGTAAGTGACATACCCAATACTTTTATTTTTGAAACTGAAAAAGAAGTTTTAGAAGCATTTTTAGATATTATTGACGACGTTGATCTACTTTCTGGTTGGAACTCAGAAGGCTTTGACATTCCATACACGGTCAACCGTGTAATTAAGGTATTGGGAAAAGAGGCAACCAAGCGGTTCTGCCTATGGGGGCAATATCCAAAGAAGCGAGAATATGAAAAATATGGAAAAAAGGCTATAACCTATGATTTAGTTGGGCGTGTTCACCTAGATAGTCTTGAGCTATATAGAAAGTATAACTACGAAGAACGTCATAGTTATCGTCTAGATGCAATTGGCGAGATGGAGATCGGAGAAACCAAAACAGTTTATGAAGGAACTCTGGACCAGCTATATAATAATGATTTTCGTAAGTTCATTGAATATAACCGCCAAGACTGTGCTCTTCTAGATAAACTAGATAAAAAACTTAGATTTATTGATCTTGCGAACGCTATTGCTCACGAAAATACAGTACTTCTTCAGACAACAATGGGTGCAGTTGCAGTAACCGAGCAGGCTATTATCAATGAATCTCATCATCTTGGCATGATTGTACCAAACCGTGTTAGGCGTGATGATACTGAGAGTACACAGGCGGCGGGTGCATATGTTGCATACCCACAAAAGGGGCTCCATGACTGGATTGGAACACTTGACATTAATAGTCTATACCCAAGTGTTATTCGTGCATTAAATATGGGACCAGAAACTATCGTTGGTCAGTTACGCCCGGTTTATACCAAGGTGGACATAGATGCAAAAATCGTTAAGGGTGAAAGTTTTGCAGGTTCGTGGGAAGGAAAGTTTGGAACTGATGAATACGAACTGGTAATGTCACAGGATATAACGAAAGAAATTCACGTTGATTGGGAAAATGGTACAACTGACGTTCTATCTGGTGCTCAAATTTATGAAATGATCTTTGATTCAAACCAACCGTGGATGCTAAGTGCAAATGGTACTATATTCACCCATGAACGAGAGGGTATTATACCAGGATTGCTCAAGCGTTGGTATGCAGAACGAAAAGAAATGCAGAAAAAAATGCGGGATGCGATAGAATCTGGTGATAAAGTACAAGAATCCTATTGGGATAAAAGACAATTAGTCAAAAAAATTGGTCTAAACAGCTTGTATGGTGCGATTCTTAATGCCGGGTGCCGATTTTTTGATAGCAGAATTGGTCAATCAACCACCTTAACTGGGCGGCAGATTGCAAAGCATATGGCCTCAAAAGTGAATGAGGTAATTACAGGAAAATATGATCATAGAGGAGAAACTATTATCTATGGAGACACAGACTCTTGCATATTTTCTGCATATCCTGTGTTAAAAAAGGATATTGATGCTGGTAAAATAGTGTGGAATAGGGACTCCGTTGTTCAGGTATATAATTCTATCGGTGATGAGGTTAATGCAACATTTCAAGACTTTATGTTTGATAGTTTCCATTGTCCAAAAACACGAGGCGAAGTAATTAAGGCTGGTAGAGAAATTGTGGGAACAAAAGGTCTATTCATTACTAAAAAGAGATACGCTATCCTATACTATGATAAGGACAATAAGAGATATGATACCCCAGAAAAATCAGGAAAACTAAAAGCAATGGGTCTTGATCTAAAGCGGGCCGACACACCAGAGTACATGCAGAATTTTCTGGAAACTATCTTATTGAAAATATTATCAGATCATGAAGAACAAGAAGTTTTAAAAATGATTACCAACTTCCGAAGAGAGTTTAATGAACGTCAGGGGTGGGAAAAAGGCACACCAAAGAGAGTAAATAATCTGGCCAAGTATCGTGGACTAGTGGAATCTGGAGCAAAGGTGACAATTCCAGGACACGTTATGGCATCATTAAATTGGAATACTCTGCGTAGAATGAATGGTGACAAATATTCTATAGAAATCACGGATGGTATGAAGGTTATATTCTGTAAAATTCGGTCAAACCCAATGAGCTATACTAGTGTTGCATATCCAATTGATGAACTAAAACTTCCAAAATGGTTCCAAGAACTACCATTTGATCATGAAGCAATGGAAACTACAATTATCGGAAATAAAATTGATAACCTAATTGGAGTGTTAGATTGGGATGTTCAGTCAACAGAAACTCGTAGTTCTTTTAATAGTTTGTTTAGCTTTGATTAAAATACAGTTGACAGAGATCGGTTAACTGTGTACAATATACAAAAGGACTTATAATGAAAGCAATATTGCAGGATATTATCGCACATACTCATAATTTGGGGTTTCTAAATACTGTAAAAGTCACTGGAACATCTACTGAAACCTCAATTGATTCCATGAGCGATGACCGGAAGGTGGTCTTATTTGCCAAGACACATGTTCCATATTCCGAAATGGAAGGTGTATTCGGTATGCCACAACTTAATAAACTAAAGCTTCATCTTGATTGTCCAGAATATAAAGAAAATGCCAAGATTGAAATCATAAAAGCATCAAGGAATGGAGCAGTTATCCCCACAACAATTCATTTTGAAAACGCTAACGGAGATTTTAAAAATGATTACCGTTTTATGAACACTGAAGTAATTCAAGAAAAACTCAAGTCGGTTAAGTTCAAATCAGTAAGGTGGGATGTAGAAGTAGTTCCTAGCTTGCAATCAGTTCACCGATTTCAATTTCAATCGGCAGCTAACAATGAGCATACTACTTTTATGACCAAGACTGACGGTTCAAATCTGAAATTTATCTTTGGTGATAATGCCACACATGCTGGGGAATTCATTTTTGCAGCTGGTATTAGTGGAACCCTAAGAAAAAGCCTAACATGGCCAGTCGCACAAATTCTTTCTATTCTAAAACTTGCTGATGTAAACACATCAAAAATGAGTATTTCTGATGAAGGTGCTCTTCAAATAACATTAGACAGCGGTTTAGCTTCCTATAAATATATTATTCCAGCGCAAGCGTAAGAATGATAACTTCAATAATTCCTTCCAGCCAGTATATTTCAGTGTCTGTTTCTGGCAATACAACATATGTGCCAAATAACGGTCAATTAGCTGGTCAATTAAGGTACAATACATCAACACAAAGTATAGAAATATACGATGGTATAAGCTGGATTGTAATGGGTCAACAGTATGCCACAGTTGACCTTGGAGAGAATACAAAATCCATTATGGAATGGGCTAGGAAAAAAATGCATGAGGAAGCGTTGCTGGAGTCATACGCAGAACAGTACCCAGCAATACGATCAGCACTTGACAATTACAAAGAAGCTGAAAAACAATTATTGGTAATGACCGCGTTATCAATAGATCACAAATAAACTTAACATTAACTACTAAAAGGAACTATTATGGCAGTCCCATCATATATTCAAAAAACTCTGGTAATGAAGCCAGAAGTAACACAAATTTTTCAAGACCTAGAGGCATGGCATGATCATTGCAGATTTAATCTTCTACCATTTAGTCCGTCCGATCTTTATAAGAGCAAGGATTATAAGGCATGGTCCCGTGAAAATGCTAGAAATACACGATATAAGAAATCTCAGGAGCAATAATGCTAGATAAGATAGGTATTATTGGGGTTGGATTTGTAGGATCTGCAATTCGTGATTCTTTCATAAATGCTCCAGTTGACCTTGTTCTTCTGGATACTAATCCTACGGTTGCAACTGGAACTTATGATGATCTGAAAAATGCATCAGCAGTTTTTATATGTGTACCAAGTCCTCAGAGTGATGATGGAGCGTGCGACACATCAATTATGGAATCTGTATTAGAGAAACTCATAGATTTTAACGGTGTAATTGTATCTAAAGTTACTGCCCCACCAAAGATCTATGAAAAACTTGCGGAAAAATACAAAAATTTGGTATATGTTCCAGAGTTCTTGACAGCAAGAAATGCATCCAACGACTATGCATTGGGGGCATTCGCTGTTATAGGAGGGCAAGTGCTAGCGTATCGTAACGAGGCTGAACGTATAGTACGTAAAAGTCAATTGAGTCTCAAAAAGGTGGTTCACTGTGGTATTGGCGAGGCATCACTTGTAAAGTATTCCATCAATACATTTCTAGCCACAAAGGTAATTTACATGAATGAATTGGCATTATTAGCCGAAACACATGGGTATGAGTGGTATGATATTGCAAGAATGATTAACCTAGATGATCGTATTGGAGTATCACATATGATGGTACCAGGACCAGATGGAACATTTGGATTTGGTGGAATGTGCTTTCCTAAAGACACAGCCGCACTTAAGAAAGTTTCCAACGACTTGAACATAGATATGTCATTACTCACTGCAGCCATAGAATCAAACAATAGGATAAGATCAAAATGAGTGGGTTTTCAAGTTATATTAGAAAGCTATTTGGGATAGATGTTCTAGAACAAGAGCTAAAAAGTAAAATTGAAGCACTTGAACAGGCTAACGCCAATACATCAGAAAAAGTTGAATTGGATTCAATTAGTCCAAAAGAAAAAGCAACTCTAAAAAAAGAACCATACATCACTGTTAACAAGACTCATGTCAATCCTGATAATATAAGAACTGGGTTTTTTGAGCTTGATTGGAATGAATATTTCGTGTTGCAGCTTAAAGAAAATGGATATCCAGGTTCTTCAGATGAAGAAATAGTAGATGGGTGGTTCCAAGAACTTTGCAGAAACATCGGTGAAGAAACCGGGGTTGATATGAATAGTCGTGGAAAAGGTTATGTAAACGTTAGTAGTATCGGAAACGGTAGGTCAGAAATTGGTTGATACAACTTATATTTTAGTTGATTTGGCAAATGTTTTTTCACGGGCTCGTTATGTTGTGCGTGGTTCGTTGGAAGAAAAAGTTGGTCTAAGTATCCACACATGTCTTTCATCTGTTAGAAAAGCATGGCGAGATTTTAATGGAACCCATGTATGTTTCTTCTTAGAAGGCAGATCATGGAGAAAAGATTTCTATAAGCCATACAAGAAGAATCGGGCTGATGCAAAGGCAGCACTGACCATCCGAGAAGTTGAAGAAGATAAAGTATTTTGGGAAACGTTTGAACAGTTACAGAATTTCTTAATAGACAAGACTAATTGTTCGGTATTACGTCACCCACAACTAGAAGCTGACGATCTTATTTCTGGTTGGGTTCACTCACATCCAGATGCAAATCATATTATCATTTCCACTGATGGTGATTTTAATCAATTAATTTGTCCAACTGTCAAGCGGTATGATGGCGTCAATAGTATCACTATCACACACGAGGGATATTTTGACGAACGTGGCAAGCACGTAATTGATAAGAAAACTGGGCTACCAAAGAGCGCACCAGATCCATCCTGGTTATTATTTGAGAAAATAATTCGTGGTGATAGTAGCGATAACGTGTTTAGTGCATATCCCGGCGTTAGAGAGAAAGGCACGAAAACCAAGATCGGAATGAGAGACGCATTTGCTGATCGCAATGATAAGGGATATAATTGGAATAACTTCATGCTTCAGCGCTGGACTGATCATGAGGGTGTAGAACATAGGGTGCTAGATGATTACGAAAGAAACAGAATCCTGTGTGATCTTACGGCTCAACCAGTTGAAATACAAAAAATAATCACAGAAACAATTAATCAAGCAATAGAATCCGAAAAAAGCATTTCACAGGTTGGAATTCGCTTAATGAAATTCTGTACAGAGTTTGATTTAATAAAAATTTCAGAGCAAGCACAAAGCTATGCCGAACCACTAAACGCCAAGTATATAAAGAATGATAACAAAAACGAAAGCCATTGTACCAAATCAGTGTTGGTTAGTTGAAACAGACGGAAAGAAAATAGGAACGTTATATAAGGAAGTTCAGGGATTTTCATTTTATTCTGGAGGAAACAAAATTATTTTGGATAATTCTTTACGTGTTAACCAACATCTAACCATTAGTATTTCAGAACCAGCCGAGATTACGACAACAGAAATATCTAAAAACTTTGTGCATGGTTATCCGACCTCCACCTACCCATTTAACCCAGTATATAGTATTCAAAAAAAGCTACCAATTTATACTGCCACTAACAATAGTAAATCTAAAGTTTGCGCTGGATTTTATTTGATTCTGGAAAATGAAAAGTGGAAGAAATATTTTTGCCCAAAACTTATTAAATTAGATCGTTGCAAATTTTATGGGCCATTTAAAACTGACACCGAGATGATCCAAAAATTAGAACATATATCAAATGAAGCCAATTAATACTATTCCAGTTGAAACGTTTTTAGAACGTGTCAGAATTGCAAGCAAAACAAATCAAAAAAATGTATCTCTTGATATAAGGGATGCAGCTGCACTCGCTGACGCTATTAATCTAATAATGGCTAGGTTAATCATGAAAATGAGCAGTGAGACAGAGAATGCACAACAAACTGGAGTATTAAAAATCAATGCTGACGGTGGTGACTTCTGATAAATATGTGCATCGTGAAAGATGCACATGGCAAGACCTAAACCAACACTATTATTAGAATTCATTAATAGAAAATCAAATACCATTGATCAAATCATTAACGCTGACGGTATTTGGGCAGTGTTTTACAAAGATGGTCCTATTAATCTTAAAAGTGGATCATTATCAGGTGATATAAAATATAAAAGATTTTGCTTTGCGAGTAGTGGGCACGCCCTAAACCTCGCAAAGAAACTAAACACTCAATTCAAGTGTAGTGATTTTTCTGTCTATAAATTAACAGGTGGAACAAAAATCTATTAATGGGTGGTCAAAAACCAGCATAATTCTTTCATTATTGAATTATGCTGGTTTTTCTGTCAGTAAAATACATATCAAAGAATATCTCAACTCCTGGTGGTGCAATCCAAGAAATGAGTCCAAAAGCTTCAGGTTAACAGAATCTGGATTAGCTGCATTCACCCGAGCAAATATAACTCCATACGTTATAGAATTACCGGATGAGTTAAAATACACCAACCGGCTAGTATTGCAGTTGGATAACTTCATTACAGGTCCATATTATTTAGAACGAAAAAGAATTACTGTGTTTGACGAAAACATGGCAATTCAATTAATGTTGTTCGCTGGTGACTTAAAAAAATATACAGATGCAAAAATAAATTCCAAAAATTACATTTGACAGTAAATGCACTTTGCCGTACAATAGATTCTATAAACACTTCTAAAACTGAAAGGCAAATCATGGCTGAAACCATTTCCGCAAATCGTACCGTTACCCCAAACCAAGCTAAGAACGCTGTTCGTAAATGCTTCGCTGTAAATCGTCCAACATTCCTATGGGGTGCTCCTGGTGTTGGTAAGAGTGACCTAGTAAAACAGATTGGCACTGAGCAAAATCGTAATGTGATTGATGTTCGTCTTTCTCTATGGGAGCCAACCGATATCAAGGGAATTCCATACTTTAATCCCGAAATGCAAACAATGGTTTGGGCACCACCATGTGAACTTCCACAACACCCTGATGACAATTCAATCCTGTTTCTTGACGAACTTAACAGTGCCCCACCAGCAACCCAAGCTGCTGCATACCAGCTTATTCTAAATCGTCGTGTTGGAACATACCGTCTCCCAGATGGTGTTAGCATCGTTGCTGCAGGCAATCGTGACGCCGATAAGGGTGTTACATATCGCATGCCTGCGCCGTTGGCAAACCGTTTCCTGCACCTAGAACTGCGAGTTGACTACGAGGATTGGAACCAATGGGCTACCCTAAACAAAATCCATGAACAAGTTGTAGGTTATATTGGCTTTGCCAAGCAAGATCTTTACGATTTTGATCCCAGAAGTGCAAGTCGCAGTTTTGCAACTCCACGTTCTTGGAGCTTTGTTAGTGACCTTCTCAAGGACGATGACCTACCTGATTCTACACTAACTGATCTGGTGTCAGGTGCGATTGGTGAGGGACTAGCCGTGAAATTTATGGCGCATCGTAAGATCGCTAAACAAATGCCAAATCCAGCTACCATCCTTGATGGTAGCATCAAAAAGTGCAATATCCGCGAGATTTCTGCAATGTATTCACTAGTGGTAAGTATGTGTTATGAATTGCAAGCTGCACATCAAAAGAAAGTCAGTAATTGGAACGAAATGTCTGATAATTTCTTTGCATTCATGATGGATAACTTCCCAACTGAATTGGTAGTCATGGGTGCGCGATTGGCATTAACTAACTTCTCTCTACCGTTTGACGCCAGCAAGCTCAAGAATTTTGAACGTTTCAACAAGAACTACGGCAGCTACATCATTGCTGCTATGCAAAACTAATTAACAGAGGTGCGAAATGGCAGTATTAAAAGCTGAAAAAACTAAACCTGCAAAAACAGGAAAAGAATTCACCCAAGCAGAAAAGAATGAGGTGATCAAGAAGCTCACGACTGCGCGTGTTGGGCTGTTGCTTCGTCACCCGTTTTTTGGAAATCTGGCAACACGAATGAAAATCATTGATGCCAGTGAATGGTGTACGACACTTGCAACAGATGGCCGTAATTTTTATTACAACAATGAGTTTGTTCACAATCTAAACGCCAAAGAAGCGGAGTTTGGATTTGGTCATGAAATTCTCCACAACGTATTTGATCATCTTGATCGCCGTGGTGATCGTGATCCACAACTGTCAAATATCGCAGCAGATTATGCAGCAAATCAAATTCTGAAAGACGATAGAATTGGTGTTGCTCCTAGATCTATCAAGATATTCCAAGACGATAAGTACCGTGGAATGAGTTATGAGCAAATCTATGCTGATCTTGAACAGAATTGCAAAAAAATTGACATCACAAAGCTTGGTGAATTGCTGGATGATCACCTTGATGATGGAGATGAATCAGGAAGCGGCGAAGGTGATGATGGCGATAATGATGGGAAAAGCCGCCGTCCAAAATTATCAAAGGAAGAAAAACAGGCAATTCGTGATGAAATCAAGGAAGCTGTTCTTTCAGCAGCCCAAAGTGCAGGTGCTGGTAAAGTACCCGACGCAATTACCAGGATGATCAAGGACTTTACTGAACCTAAAATGAATTGGAGAGAAATCTTGCGCCTAAACATCCAAAGCATTGTTCGTAGTAATTTTAGCTTCAATCGTCCAAATCGTAAGAGTCAACACTCAGGTGCAATTCTACCTGGAATGATCAATGAAGAAACTATTGAAATCGCTGTAGCACTAGATATGAGTGGTAGCATTGGCGACAAGCAGGCTAGGGATTTTCTTGCAGAAGTGAAAGGCATTATGGATCAATTTGCTGACTACAAGATTGATTTATTCTGCTTTGATACTGCTGCTTATAATCATGTAACTATCACAGCAGATCGTGCTGAAGATTTTAATGATTACCAACCAAAAGGTGGTGGTGGAACAGATTTTGACTGTATTTATGACTTTCTCAAACAGCAAGATATTGTACCAAAGCGACTGCTGATCTTCACAGACATGTATCCATGTGGAAGCTGGGGTGACTCAGAATATTGTGAAACTATCTTTTTGGCCCATGGAACTACGTCAATCGTGGCTCCATTTGGACAAACAATTTATTATACTGATAATTGAACATTGATAAATAAACTGCACATATTATGGCTTTAGCAAAAGGTTCAGTAAATCCGTTAAATGTTCTGGGAGTTAGGCGACTTAGCTTCATTCCAGACCATTTTGCAAAAATGCAAGTTAACAACGGTGCTAGTGTTCAAAAAATTGAACACTGGATTTATACTAACTTAAATAGCAGGTATAGTATTTGCAAAAGACATAAAGTGATTGACGAGAAAATAACAGAAGTTTCTTTAATAGGAATAGAAGATCCTCAGGAAATCACTATGCTCATACTAGCATGCCCATATTTTAATAACTAGGAGAAAAAAATGGAAAATCAACAACCACAAACCCAACAACCAAACCCTGATCTAACAATTGTAGATCTGCAAAACATGCGAGCAATTATTGATGTTGCTGCTCGTCGTGGAGCTTTCGGTGCAGCAGAGATGGCCGCTGTCGGGGCTGCATTCAATAAGCTAGATGCATTCTTAAATTCCGTTGCGCCAGAAAAGCAAGATCAAAATAGCGGCTCACCTGCTAAGGAATAAAATGAAACATATTGGTAAAATGAAGAACAACTCTGCCCGAGTTGTAGTTGCTTACCGAACTTTACCTGGGGAACCAACGAATGCATTAGTTTGTGGAACCCAGGGTCTACCAGATAGTCATCATGATTCTCTTATGAATCTTCTTGAAAGTGACAATGGTCAGCAAGCTAGCGAACTCGCTGATATTCTGGCTGTCCGGAAATTTCCTGATGGAAGCAATATGCTTGGGTATATGCATGAAAGAGGGCATCTGAAGAAGGTTCCCACACATATGGTGCTAATGACACCAAATACGCAAACTGCAATCCCACTGAATGATATCAATCAAATGATCGCTGATCAACGTGGTGTTTCTGTTGAAGATCTTGCTGTATCTAGTGGTGAAGAAGCTCCAAAGCCAGTAAAGAAGAAAAAAGATCCAGCAGCCCCTGATACACCAGAGGTCACTGCAGCTAAACTTCGTTCAGAAGCTGATTCACTGTATAAACAGGCAAAACTTCTTCGTGAGCAAGCTGAATTACTAGTGCCAACTGTGAAAAAGAAGGCAAAAGATACTGTTGAAGAATGATTGCTGGCATCGTCGCAACATCTATTGGCGGTGGCATCGGATATCAAAACCGAATGCCATGGCCATTTCTCATAGAAGACATGAAGTGGTTTAAGTCATTGACCACCAATAATGTCGTGATTATGGGATCAAATACTTGGTTTAGTCTTCCAAAAAAGTTATCAAATCGTGTAAACATGATTATAAGTAAAAAAATGATTCCAGGTAGTGATCATGTTTATATGACTCCAGAAGACGCGGTATCATCTGCGGAATTTCTTTATCCGGGAAAAGATATTTTTATTATCGGTGGTCAACAATTATATGAATCAACACTTAATTTAGTGAATAAGTTCTATATCACTAATATCAATTATCAATATACCTGCGATAGATTTTTTGATATCCAGAAAATTAAAGATAGATTTAACACTGAAGTTATTCATAAAGTCGTTGATTCTATTGATAATATACCAAGCTACACAATCAAAGAATATAGGAATTAAATATGAAGCAGTACCTAGATGCTCTAAAAGATATTTTGGACAATGGCGAACACCGTGAGGACAGGACTGGAACTGGAACCATATCAAAATTTGGTGTTCAAATGCGGTTTGATCTGCAAAAGGGATTCCCATTAGTCACCACTAAGAAGACGGCATTCAAAGCAATGAAAGCAGAACTATTGTGGTTCTTGGAGGGCAGTAGTGATGACTTTCGTCTAAAAGAAATTTTATACGGGGAACGATACTCAGAAAAAGATACTATTTGGACAGCAAATGCACAGGCAGACTATTGGGTGAAACGAAAGCTCCAACGGCACCCAGGAGATCTTGGTAGAATCTATGGAGTACAATGGCGTCGTTGGAGGCGACCTCTTGTAAGAATTAACAAGGTAGTTCTCCAAAATCATGACCAAATCATAGAATTGGTCAATAATATTAAGAATGATCCGTTTAGCCGACGGCATATTCTTTCAGCATGGAATCCAGGTGAAATAGATCAAATGGCATTGCCACCATGTCATATACTTGCACAATTCTATGTAAGTACAGATAGGAAGCTAAGTTGTCAAATGTATCAGCGTAGTGCTGATTTTCCGTTGGGAGTACCATTTAACATCGCTAGCTATGCATTACTCACACATATGTTAGCACAAGTATGCGATCTTGATGTTGGTGAATTTGTGCATGTTATTGGTGATGCACATATATATAATAACCAAGTTGATGGCGTAAAGGAACAGCTGAAAAGAGTACCTAAAGCACACCCAAGGCTGTGGTTAAATAAAGATGTAACAGATATCGCTAGATTTACAATGGATGATATTGAATTGCTAGACTACGAACATCATCCAGCAATTTCATTTCCATTCTCTACCTGATTACACTTTTATCTCAATAACATCAACTACATTATTTGTAGAAGCCAGTGCTTTTCCAATAATTGCACTGGCATTATCACCGTCACGCCACGCTTCTGCATGCCCAGGAGTATCGCTGGAAACCAGCGATTGCCCTCGTTGGATTGGACCTATAACACGGCAGGGGATTCTCCCAACTAATGCGATAGCTGGGTGAGTTTCATCAGTGCCCGCCAATGAATTTAATAAGTGTGCATATTTTTTAGAAACAACACCAGCAACAGCACTGTCGGCACGAGTAGTACCAATTGTGACTTCTTTTTCACCACCGATGACTAATACTGTACCTTCTTGATATACGTCATCTGCAGAATATCTTTCAGCAACGTCAGCATATTGAGCCTGAACTGAACCATCTATTACCCAAGTGCCACGTATTGTGCTGTATGTTCCAGTTGATTGTATTACACTAGTGGTCACAGTCCCAGTAACAGTAATATTGGCAAAAGTAGAAGTAGTATATAGAGATATTTCCGAATTCTTTACATAGTCCGCTGCTGGTAAACCAGCTAGCCTAAGAGAGTCTGCTGCAGTTCCCCAAAGATAAGAGTTCTTCACAGATGAAGAACCAGTAATAGTGTCAGATCCCACAAGTGTTATACCATTCTTTATCACGGTGAATTTTTCAGAACCGTATAAAGAATCTGTACTCTTCAACGAAAATGAATCCACAGATGTGACTGCAACAACTATATTATTTATAGTATGCTTAAGAATTTGGTGTGGGGAATCTGAAGAATCAATAGCAGTAGATGATACAATATCCACTATTTGCCCAGATTCATTAGTAGATATACTACTCCCAGAAGATGATATAAGGATGAAGCTTGAACCATTAAATATTTTTAATTTTCCGTCGTCCCACCATAGATCACCACTTGCAGCATTAGACGGCGTTGTTCCACCATATTCAATGCGGGCAATTGTTTTAAAATCTGTACCACTGTAAACTTTTAGTCGTTTATTTGAGTAATCATACCATAGCTGTCCCCTAAGAGGCTGAGTTGGGGCTGAGGAATTTGAGAAATTTTCTAATAACTTTAATAAATTTTGATTAAGAATCTCTCCATAGCCAGCATAATTTTTGCCAACAAATGTCAAGTCTGTATCCAGATACAATGCCCCATCGGCAATAGTAGCTAATTTTTCTCCGTTTGTCTTTTTAAGAATATAGGGCATCTAGAACTCCGTTAAACTATTTTTATGATATAACACAAAGCATACCATGTTGGTAGTATATTTATTGTAGGAATCGTATGACTGTGGGTACCATCACCAGCAGTGCTGGCTGAATGAGCGTGTGTTTGTCCACTACCAACAGTAGATGTTACACTTGATGCCCTACTAACTGAAATAGCGTCACGTGCTCCACCAAAATCAGTATCGCTATCACGATTATCTAAATTGCTGGTCATGAAGAAATTACCATTTGCAGGGCTATGATTATGAGCAGGCAGTTGTTCTACAGATAGAGAAGTTCCATTAATAGTTACGGCATGTGAGTGAATACCAGCACTGTTTGTTGTAGCACTTACTGTATCGGCTCCACCGGTAGATCCTGGAGAAACAGTTTCTGACGCCCCACGAATAAATTTATTTCGCAGATTAGGTGATACTACCGATCCATATGTACTACCATCACAAAGACCCCACCCTGCAGGTATTGTTGCGATAGATCCACTCCACATTAACACTATTCCTGTTGGTAATATATTGTGTACGAATTCTGTAGTTGCAATATTTATTGAGTCGTTCGCTATTGGTTGAGTCGTTGCAGTTTGGGCAAATTCAGCAACCATGGCCTTCCCAAAAAGACGAACATCATCGTTATCTGAATTATAATTCTTAGCAGTTATTCCACGATATATAGTTGTAAAACCAGATATCGGTTCCCCAAGTTCAAATTCAACCGAAGAAATAATAGCTATAACCTCTCCATTGACTATAACCTGAATTATCGGATGTTGCCCACCCAATGAATCCAATACCACCTTTGATATCAATCTTGTAGTTGCGAAATTTCCAGCACTTTCTGGTCCTAGTAGATTAAAAGCTGTTCCATCGTATACAAATATTTGTTTTTGTGTTGTATTATACCATAGCTGGCCACGAATGGGATTTAGAGGTTCAGTTGTTCCAGAGAAATTTTCAAGAAGATATACATAATTTTCATTCTGTAATGCCCCAAAATTTTCTACATTCTTTCCGATAAGAGACAAGCTAGTAGAAACGTCATCTACAAATCCAGTTTCTATATCCACAAGTGTAGATTTGTCATATTTTTTAATATTATAAGCCATGTCATTAATCCGTAATTATACTACACCAACATAAGTCCATGTGCCACCCTGCACTAAAAACTCACGCACTGTATATGTGGTTTCAAATGTAACTGGTGTAGAAGGTATCCCAAAGTTAATGTCTTCTAGTACATCTTGGGAGTTTTGAACACCGCCTTTATCAACCAAAACAACAGATCTTGACGCAGTTGCATTAGGTATCTCAGTGGTGGAAAATGTTGAGAATGAACATAAAATTCTTGCTCTAGAACCATCTGGAATATCAAATGGATCATATGGTGGAGTGTTTGATATAGGAAACATCTTGTCAAGTAATGGCAATATATAGTCCTCTGGATTGCCTCCCCAGTTAGTTTCATCAACTGAGAATGACACTCTAAGTTTTTGCTGATATAGTGCATTATCAACATATTGTTTGTTAACAGCATCCAGTGCATTCGTGCAACTTGATAAATTTATAATTTTGCTGTTGGATACGTTTATATTTCCAACACCACTTGGGCTTAGTATAATATCACGGTCAAAATTCGTAGACTCTATAGAGTTACCTGATATAACAATATTTGATACTGTTAGTTGACTTAATATTCCTAAAGAACTAATTCCTGGGGCAGAAGTAATAGACACCCCCAGTGAACTACTTGTAACCACTGGTTGCCCATTAATCTGATATGATGATGACGTATTTGAGAGATTAACATTATCAGAGCTTTGCCACGCACCACTGTATGATTGGGTCCAGGCAAATGAATGATCCGTAGTCCCATGTAAAACTATACCACCACCTTCTGCAGATGAATCTGTAACAGTTGCTGTTGAGTAATTTAGTTCAATTGTTTTATCATTTACACGTATATCATTCGCTACTAAATAGGTTGATCCACCAAATACTGTTAGATTTCCACGAATAGTTGTATCGCCATTAACATCTAATTTCGTTTGTGGAGTATCAGTAAGAACTCCAACACGTTGATTTACAGAATCTACGGATACTGCAGAAAATTGACCAGTATCTATATTACGTCCCATTATTCGTAGTAATTGATTGCCAACATTTTGTTTAATATTTGATATAGAAGATGACACATCAAACAATAAATCAGCATTATTTCCAACTTTCAACCCTGTATCATTTTGAATATAAAGTGTTCCCGTTGTGATCTCTCGGCCACCAGGGTAGTTTGTAAGATAAATTGGTGGTATTGTATTAATATCAACATTTCCCACTGTTGCAGTTGTAGCGAAATCGGCTTCAGTTGCTCTCCCAACCATTCGCAGATTAAGACCGGGATCTGGATTTAATGTTATTCCCTGTGAAACCTGTGATATACCCCCAGCACGATAACTTTCAGTTGCATTAGTATACCCAATATAGTCATCACGAATTGTAAATGTTTCTGCAGATATCACAGCAATTAATTTATTTTTAGTATACATTGCAACCAAATCTCTCGGGTCGTTCAAACTGTCAGCAACCGTAATAATTTCAAATCCAGATCTACCCTGAGATGTTGTATATATTGGGCCAGCAAGAGTGAATCCCGAAGATGATGATTTAAATTTTAACTGGTTATTTGTTGTGTCTACCCATAAATCACCAATATTTGATACGATTGGTGTTGCCGAATTTGATATATTTGGAATGATTGATTCAAATATACCATCTCCCCCGTATACTTTTAAGATTTTTGAAGTTTTGTCATACCAGAGTTGGCCAACTAATGGGTAATTTGGTTGCTGAGATGATGCAAAATTCTCTATTATAGATACCAGCGTGTTATTGTAGTATTCACCATAATCACTTACATTCTTGCCAATCAATGGAACACTAATGCCATTAGTTTCCACAGTCTCATCCAACAGATTAAGTAAAAAACTACCATCTGACCGTTTAATTATATATGTCATATTTTTCCTGCCTGATTATTCACAATGGATGATAATCTTGTTACTTCTTTGCTCAGTTCTTGAATTGCTTTTATCATTGGTGCTATTAATTCAGAATATGATACTTTAAATGAACCCTGTTCATCAATTTTATATCCTCCAAATTCTAAACCAATTCTTTCAGATGTTTCCTTCAGTTCCTGAGCAATAAATCCGTGATGATATCCTGCCCGCGTTTTTGACCCATCCTTTGGATGATGAAGGACTTTTATCAAAGATGTTTCTACTTGTTTGGTAGTGATTTGTCCAGAAAACTCATCAATATTTTCTACAGTTTTAGTCTGTTTTTCTTCAACAAATTCCCTATAATCTGCCCTGTAATCCCAGTTAAAATCCACTGGACGAAGTGCATTAATAAACGAAAGACCAAGTAAAGTATCTCTTATATTCGTCTTATCACGTAGATCAGATACACTATGTAATTCACCGTAAATATCTTTTCCATAAATATTTTTAAATTGGATACCCGACTCCCCAAGAGAATATTCCTCGTTCATTATAGGAATAATATCACGAACTGTTGCTGTATTTGCTATATTTATTACACCACTTAAAATTATAGTACCACTTGCTACTGTGGTACCGGATAAATTAGTGGTTCCTGACAAATTTGTGGTACCGGATAAATTAGTGGTTCCTGGTAAATTAGAAATTCCATCAATAGTTATATCACCATTTAATGAAACTGTGCCGGTAGCATATAATCTAGTAGAAATTGTAGCAGTTGATACCACAAGCTGTTCTAATTCTGGTCCAATTAATGACCACCCAGTTAATTGATATACTCTTAGATTCCAAGGAGATGATGAAGTATCTATCCAAAGGTCACCAACTGCTGGAGTTGTTGGTGCAATATCTTGAACAAATGTATTATATACTGGTTTCCAATTATCCCCAGCTCCAGTGTTTATCTTTAATATCTTATTTCCCGCATCAGTGGTATCATACCATAATTGCCCCTCCACTGGACTAGATGGCATATTTGGGCTAGAAAAATTCTCTAACAGGTGTAGGAAATTTTCTGATATCAACTCGCCGTAACCAATAGAATTCTTTCCTATTAAATAGATACTCGTTGAAGTGTTTACCGTCCCAGTAGAAACCGTTATTGCAGTTTTAGCAGGATCGGAATAATTTACTATATATACTGACATTTTTTTACATCCCTGTTAGGCTTTGGATTCTAACTGTATAATCTATCTGAATCATTCTGTTCAAGCTTTTCTGTACTGGGTGAAATATCACATGAGTAAGCAGTGGTCCTTGTCCTGTTGCGCTATATCCACGTAGTCCAAGCTCATCAAAAACATAATCTTCATCTTGATTAGTACTATTATCAAATGGAAATTGATCTGATGGTTCACCAAAATCTAGTAAGCAGCTAACTAATACATCAGTATATGGCATGCCAACAACGTGTCTGGTATCCATAAAATTTCTGGCAGGGTCCAAACTAGTTACACTACGACTATCAACAATCTTTGAATATGTTTGATTATATAAAGTTGATCCAATACCAGATGTGTTTGGTGTTAAGTATGTTATAATACCAGTTGGATCAATTCTACTTCCACCATTACCAAAGCTCATTTCATATATAAAACCAATACCCTGGTTTGATATACTTTGCGCAAGAGCAATAGAAAACTGCTCGTAATGAATGGCATTACGTTTATTTACAAATACTTCATTGGTGGTGGGATCAAAAATTTTAATATGACCCTGAACAGAAATTGCTCCCTGTTCTCTGGTTTTATCATTCATAGAAGTTACTTTTTTGTCTGAAACTGGACTCTTTTTTGGTAAATTATTGTTTTGCATAGTAGTATTTATCAGGAAGTGCTGCAGTGCTGCTACGAAGGAATCGGGCTTGTATAGTGTTTGCAGTCAACAAACTATCGCCATTTGCAGGGGTTGCTGGAGAAACTCCAGGTTCATACCATAATGAACTTTGCCGTTTAACCACAGTTAATTTTTTGTCGTCTTCTGGCATAAAGTTCAGTGTAATTACATTAGTTACACCATCTATATTGAACTCTGAATTAACAACGGTGTCACTGGTATACTCACCAGAATCATATGATTTTGAAAAATCATGGGTCCACAATAACACACCACTCGGGGTTGGTTTCCGCAATAGTGTTCCGCCATAATAAACCTCAACTTGATCATAAGTGTTAATACCCGGCTCTAGCGTAATCCCATTTCCAGCAGCGGTTGAAGTAGTAAGTATGGTATAAGACGATGTTGATGCTGATGTTATTAACGTCTGAACATATATTTTTTCCGAGAATGGAACTGTCTGATCAGCTCCCTGATCTACTACTGTAGTGCCAATTGGATATACATATCTTGCACCTGTTCCGAGAGTTGCACGGGCCAATCGTGAAAGTATATTGCCTTGCTTAGCCATATATTCAATTCGTTCACCATTAATTAATATTATACCAGGAACTCTTTTTTCTGGGCTTGGGTCTGATAATAACGATGCATCATAAACTGATATAGATGTTGATTCAGGAGTCAATGGCTCAGTCAAGTATGTTGAATCAGCTGCACTCAGTCGCTTAAAATGAGTTCTATCAAGTACATCCCTGAACATTCTATAGCCGATTGTTGTGTCGGATGCCAAGACATTAAATGTAGTTATAATCACTTGATCTGTGGCTGGGTATTGAATATCAGTATCAATTTTAATAGTGACTAAATCACTTAGTACAATATAATCCATACCATTAACTAGTTTCTTGTTACCAATGTTAACCCATATATAGTTATCATTTACCACAGGGCGGGCTAGCTTATATATGCCACTATAATGTGAATCAAACACTTCCTGTCTCATACCAAGATTATCTTGGTTAGAGAAAGTCACAATTCTAACTCTATCTCCGGACACTAATCTATTACGAACAAATGTTATAACAGTTCCAGAAATATAATAATCACAATCACGAAGGATGGTTATTGAAACCTCATCACCATCCGCTAAAAATCCAGAGTTAAATGTGATGGTATCTGCTACATTATCAAGACGATAATCAATAATGTCAGTAACTTGCACTCCATTTACATATACCTCAAGCATTTTATAGTCAAAGGTGGACGATGGATATTCATTAGTTGGATTAATATCAAATACCTTCTGATCATTTGCAACTGTATAAAAAATTGTATTTGGTGGCACTAATCTGATATTATTTACTTCAACAATTGCTTGGGAACTTTTTGACCACAAATTCTCTGGAGGCTGCTCTAGTATGAAACTTTGTCCTTCAAATATATCAACCACTTCGTTTTGTTCATGTATCTTGCTTATGTTGTCAATATTTCCTCCGAAAAACCAAGCAGAAATTGTGTTTGTGCCGGTCGTTAAATTATTTAAAAATGCTGCTCCTTGATTGTTTGTGCTTGATGCCGCGCCGAGTGTATAGTAAGTATTCTGCGATACCGTTGATGATATGCTTTTTCCGTTAACAGAAACATACGCTGAATTAATGCTAGAGATAGATGAATTACTAAGAACTACAGCGTTTTTAACCCCCGTAACAGTGATCGTATCATTGCTTAGATATTTTTCTCCGCTAGCATTTATTATGGTTATAAGTAAAATTCCAGATTCATTTGGAGCGAATAATGTCAACGACTTTTGTGAAAGGTTAAGCTCGTAGTCAATATCTGGTGTTAATATAGCATTATTATAACTAACAGTTATTGATCCAAGATTAACAGGAATTGCCTTTAATGTAAACACACTATCATTACTTGTGTCAGAAACACTATAACTAGTTGAGAATATATTAGCAGAACCATTATCTACTCTGGTATACACACTGATTCCCAAACTTTCTTTTAATTCTCCAGGAACAAGCTCTTCTGGTGCATGACTTGAGAATTCAGATAAGAAAGAATCACCATCAACAGTAATATCTTCTGGATTAATTCCAAGTGCGGTTAACAATACACTATTTGTCCCAGTTGTCCATGTACCCCCATCAATAACTGTATCAAGCTTTGCGGTATTGTCTGAGTCTTCCCAAAATACACTACCAAATGGCAATTGATCCCAGTTGGAAGAGTAGTCAAATGGCAATGTTAATAATTGTGTACCAGGATAGTCTATTCCTTTCATCACCTGACTTAAATCTACCCCTGGCATTCCTGGGCGAGGATTATAATAATCAAGAATTCTGTCTGCAGCGTTATATAGTTCTATACTCTTATCATAGTATACTACCACCGATGTTGAACTATTTGGATCTATAAATTTTAATCGTGTACCTATTGTTATAACATCGGTAGTGGGTGGACTGACCTGAACATAATACATATTAGCATAACTTGATATATTTGTTACTGTTGTTACGCCGATTGATGTTTGTCCGAAGGAAACAACACTACCAATAGTAATACCAGATGTCGTGCTTATATATAAAAATGTTGTGTTTGGCTCTGCTTGTTTAATTACATCAGCAGTTGCAGCCAATATCTTATTTGGAACAACACCATCAGCTATCACAATATCACTAAATTGCTTAGTATATGTCTTGCCAAGTTGTTTTGGATCAATATATTGATCTGTATAATTTCTAACAGAGAATTGATCTGGTAATAGTTTAATACCCTGAACATATACAGATAAAGAATCTTTATCTGGGCTTATAGATGGTTGAGCCGCCCAAACTAGGTTGAATGTATCGATATATCCATCAGTAATAAAATTATCTATCACTGATTTGTTAGCTATTTCTCTACCCCTAGAAATTCTGTCAAAACGCAATCCAATAAGATTATTTCTAGTTGTGTTATTTTTCAGAACAGCATATGCACGCGCTGGATCTGCCATAGTTGCATCACCACCCCCAGTAATAACTACTGATGGTGTTTTCGTATACCCACTTCCAGCGTCAACTAATAATATTGAATAAATCTTACCAAAGGACACGTATGCCTTTGCAACTGCGGGCCGTGTAACTACATCACCGGGTGCAGCAATAATATTCACATTCGGGATAGTTCGGTATCCACTTCCAGGATGTGAAACATCAATTCTATCAACACTGAACTTGTAGTTTTCATACCATTGACTGTAAGGATATGTTGATATTTGCTCAGAATCTAATGTTATTATCTCAAATTTGCCTGTTTCCTTGTTATATGTTGATGGGATATCAAAATCTGTGGCACCAGAATCATATTGCTCAAGATAATCATAAACAGTATTAAAGTTTCTAACCTGTGTCCTGTATGGTTTTACTTCAGCCAAATAGTCTTCATAATATTTGCTATTTTGAAATTTGTATACAGGCCGTTGATCTAAAGATCCAGCAATATTTCTGGCATTAATAAATGATGTTTTAAATGCCCAGTCTATTGTTTTTTGTTCAGTCAGCGAATACTTTACGGCAGAGAAGAATAGCTTATTCCAAGTTGCCTTAAATTCTGCAATAAAAATATCATCTTTCAATGCAAATAGAATATTCTCTGTTTCTATATCTGGTGTTTGGTCAAATAATGTTTGATCAAACGGTGCATTCTGATCATATCCATATTGAGAATTTATTATATCCCAAATGGAATCGTTGATCCTTAATGTACCACGCTCGCTATAAACAATATTATATTGATTATTAAATGTTCCTGGTGCTGTGCTAACTTTCTCCAAAATTATGAATCTACCATCACCGGAATTCAATACTTTAACATACTGTCCAGTCTCTGGTGATAATGATTCTAATGAATATGTCGCATCAACTGTTGCGTAATAAGTTTGCAATGGATTAAAGCTTGGTGTTTTCCAGTCTGTGTAATTCCAATACAGTGGGGTATTATATTTTTGAACTTGTATCTTTGTCCAATCTCCACTATCTCGTATATACTGGCTCCACTTATTTGCAGATGTACTATCTGAAGACACTAGAGCAGTATAAGGCCGTATTTGCAAATCAGGAGTATCATTCATTGGCAACCCTGAATTTAAAACTTGAATTTCTACGATAGTTCCATTATTATCTACAAAGGATTTAATAACGGCAGTTTCATTATTTGAAACACGAATTGCTGGCCCAACCCAACGGTCTGGATTACTACTTAATTTAAATAGTCGTCCATACCCAATACCACCATTAGAAATGGTGATTGTAGCAGTAGAAATGATGCCTGTTGCTGTATTTGCAACAGCTATTAATGTAGCTGGGGTAAATCCAGTTAAACTCACAGTGTCTAGATAGGTCTCGTCATCAACAACTATATCATATCCACCATCAAATGAATCTGGAACTGGGTCCTGACTCTGTAATCTAGTAATATCACGTAATTCAGCTATTCGGTTATTCGCGAGTTCTGTATTAGCACATGTTATAAAATTACGCAATGCCTGCCTACGATCAACAAACATACTCTGTCTTGGTCTAATATCAATTCCATACCGCATTTTTTCTGGAATACTGGTATCTGGAACTAAATTGCCAAGTTTATCATGACCAAGTAAACTATCAAATAGCTTATTAGTAATCATAGGAGTTGGTTCACTAGCTGGGTCACCCTCGCCAATCAACAACCACTCGGTATGTTTATTTACAGAATTATCAATTTCATCATATTGCAGATTTAATCTAACTCTGGTGTTTATCAATGTTGGCTTGATATTTGTGAATGATAATGCATTTTTTGATAGGAATGCTGCATATTTGAATCCCATAGATTTTGGATTCTGAAGCAGAGAAGAAACCTCAAACGCACTAATCCTACGTTTAGTAGAATCTGGAACAACAACCTTATTTTTTACCCAATAATAATAAACATTGGTAAATAATCCAGAAATTGAATCGTAATATTGTCCAACACTGAGTACACTGTCATCTGCATGTTTTGGTTGGCCGCTAATACCTAGTGCAAGGCCTTCATTTGTATCTGCAAGTATTGCCCACTGACTAGGTAAATATTCAGATTTTACCCATTCATATATATCCACAGAGCTTCCTGGGAATATATTACCCCAAACATTCTTTCTATATTTTAATTCACCTTGCTCATACCACATATACTTAACAGTAGATAGATCCCACCATAGCTCGCCAACATGTTCATTCATCCAACTTATTGATAAGTCAGTTGTTACAGCTACGGTGCCTATACTATATATTGCTGGATCAAATGCTGTCTTAAATTTTAATTCTTGATCAGAAATCCCTGGTAATCTTCCCTTCACAGGATCGATAATATCTACATAATCTAAAATCGTATCGTAAAGTGAATCTATTGTTACTGCTCGTTTTATTTTATTAAGATCAATTAAATCTTCCTGAGTTCTAAACTCCATCCAGCTATCATACGTGGAATCCATCCGGTGATATGTAAATACCGACCCACTTGTATACAAATTATCACCGATTATATTTTCTGGTGCACCAACATATACAGCATCATTTTTTAACAGAACGCTAGCTCCGTAATTACTGCCATCTGTTACACTATTATTAAATAGTTCTCGCGCAAGTACAAATTTATCACCATGACGATCATAGGTATATGCAGTGCCAGAATCAGATATGATTTCTCCTACATTGGTTGATTCTGAGTCAAAAGTTGTAACACCACCGTCAAATGTTATTCCTGAATACAAATTATCACCAACACAAGTAACCACTAATGACGTGGCCATTGGATTTGCGCTAACTGATTTACCAAATTTTAAACCAGTATCTGTTGACGGATTACTTAAAATCTGTGAAAACACAAATTGACCGCTCTCATACTTATAAATCACTACTTTTCCTGGTTTTGTATCATAAGTATCGGCGTTTACTGAAGTGGCAAACAAATATGAACCATCTTGGCTCACAAATATATCTGCGCCAAACATATCATCATCTTTGAAAATTCCAGATAATTCCGTGGATGTTGGAATCAGTGTTTGTAAATATGAATAATTTGTAGTCTGAGTAGAAGTAAATACATAAACAGCTCCCATTGCACTATTAGTCCCAGGAGCTGATATAGCAACAACAGTACCATCACCACTACCAGATATCTTATATCCAAACAAATCTCCAGTAGCCAAGGTTGAAGTAGTAAGAGTTTGGGTTGAAGAAACAGATGATGATGTTGTTGTTGATAATAAATTATAAACAAAGACTATACCAGTGGAAGTATTCTGACCAGGAGCAGAAATTAAAAGATTATGAGATTGTTTTGATGTCAGTAAAATACTCTGACCAAAATGTGAATAATCTTGTGGATATTGACTGGTCAAAACTGCATAATCATTAACTTTTGCTGGGGAGAATTCTCTATTAAAACCAGAAATCTTTACTAACCCAGCCTCGGATGAAGTAGTTATTGAATTTACATTCCTAGCAAATCTAGTATTACCAGCTAAGTCTGCACGAATGTTTCCAGCCAACGGAGCCCCAGCTATGACTATATCATTTGTTACATCATATGCTAATGAATATCCAAATCCAATTGTTCCGGAACCAGAATAGTAATAATTAGTTGTAGTATTTACGGAATAACCAGTGACTGTTTCATAGTTGTTATTATTTTTAGAACGAATGAATACACGGCCAGTACCGTACTGTATATTTTCATTATCATAATAGGTTGGAGCTGATATAATAAATTGATTGCTACCCTCAGGTGATACAATTGTATATCCAAATTTTTGTTGAGATATTGTATTATCAATCTCTATCGATGGGCCATCGTTATAGTTATCTACCTTCTTATATACAGACCACTTAGAATTGCTATTAAGATTGACCCACATCTTTTCGTCAAACTTGATATCAGCCAAGTATGGATAATCTTCTAGATCATCAAACGTGTTAAAACGTGAAGATACAAACTTAAATAATTGTCCAGGAGCTTCTACATCTGCAGCAGAGACAAATGAGGTAGAAACCGTAAACTGTGTTGGTGTAGGAATGCCAGTAATAACATATACCCCGTTGACTTCTGGATACATGCGAGTAACAGATATTATATCACCAACTGACAATTTGTGAGAAATATCTGTAGTAAATGTCATCTCTATACCAGGAGAATTTATTACAACATTTATAACACTTGGCGAAAGTTTAGTATATCGTAGTACATCCCAATCATTATTCCCAACAAAACCAACCCATATAGTATCACCTTCTACTATGCTAGTGAGATCGGCAATATCTAAAATTCCAGCCATTGTTAATGATGTCGCTGATATATCATCAATTCTGACAAACCCAGCAGTCGGTAAAACTAAGTTATTATCTTGATAAGTACCAGGATATGTTTCAAATACATCAGAAGGATTATAATTCTTTGGAAATATTGAGATATCAGTTGGCGTTATA